CTATGCTGACTACATAGATAAGGGTGTGAAGGGTATCCAAAACAAGCGGAAGACCTACCCAAATCAAGACGGAAAGCACTACCAATTCAAGACCTACGGAATGCCACCTGAAGCCCTTGAGCAGTTGCAGGGATGGATGCGTAGAAAGAACATGGAGATAGAAGCCACAAATCTGATAGAGGGTAGACAGATGCTGCCACAGATTTCTACTTCAGCCAAAAGACTAGCCTACTTCATCAAGAAATATGGTATTGAAGGAAGGCAATTTATCAAGAAATCAATAGATGCTTCTACCCCTGATTTTCAAGTAGACCTAAGAACCATTGGTCAAGATACCCTAATACTAAAAGTAAGCAAATGATAACCCTGACAGAACCTTCAATCAGCATCCTTCCTGCATTCAATAGAATCAATTATTCTATAATTTCTACCAATGCCTCAGAGGTAGGCTTCAAGTATGTGGTGAAGGTATACAATTCAGATGATGAACTGATCACCACTGCCTACTATGATAGTACGGCAGATGTTTCCGATCCTGTGGAATTTGATGTTTCAAAATATGTTTCTACTTCCTTTGACTATTCCAAGGGCTACTATGAAACGGCAACTAATTCAAATAGTGCCAATATTATAAAAGGATTTTACCTGAAGTGTTATGAGTACTATGAGGTGGGTGGGGAGTTTGTGATAGTGCTTGCTTCTGAAGTGGTGTCTGCTACAAAGTACGCTTTTGCAGGTGCTTTGCCTTTGCTAGAATTGGATGATTGGTATCAAGATGTCAGCCTGTATACAGGGGTCAGCAATACTACATACAAGCCCTTGACAGCCTGGGATACAATCAAGGTAAGGGAAACGGATGCACAGGTGTTCGGCTTTATCAATACAGGCTATCTGACAAATGTAGAACTGCTAGTAACCTACACCAATGCTACCACCCAAACCTACTATATCACCCCTTCTGTTCCTGCATCACCTGTGGTCACCTATGTGCAGATCACCCCTTTGACCTATGGGGGTAGTGTAGCTTCAATTCAATTGTTTGTCAATTGGAATAACGGATCAGCAAGGCGGTACAAATTTGCAACCCTGTTCACTCAATCCTGTGGAAAGCACGATCCTATGCGAATTGCCTACCTGAATAAATATGGTGCTTTTGACTTCTTCAATTTTGACCTAGTGAATAAGACCACTTTGAGCATTGAAAAGAAGGGCTATCAGAGGGACTATTCAGGCAGCATCTTTGAAGCGGATGGGGTAAGGGTAAAGAATATCAACCCTGTATACTACACAAAAGAGACGCAGAATTGGAAGGTGATCTCTGACTACTTGAATGATGCACAAAGCGAATTGATCAGGGAACTATATTCATCCCCTTTGGTCTTTTTGAATGTGGTGAATGATAACTATATCAGACCTTCATGGATACCTGTGAAGCCAAATGCGACATCCTACGAGATCAAAAAGACTGCATCTGATAAACTATTCAACTTGGAATTAGACCTTGAATTTGGGCTTATAAACACACGGCAGGTAATATGAGTGCTAGACTATTTGTAGAAGGAATTGAGGCTGATACCCTAGGGGATATTGATGTAGACTTCACCTATTCGGTGGCGGATGTTACTGACATTGAAAGAAGAAATACTTCCTATTCAAAGACTATCACCCTGCCATCTACTTCAAAGAACCAAAATCTGTTTGGGAATATCTTTGACATTTCGGTGTCAAATGATATCTACCCTGAAGATGTAAACATAGGGCAGAACTTCAACCCTGCCAAGCAAGCACAGGCACAAATCTTCCTGGACAATGTCAAGATATTTGATGGTGTTTTAAGGATGATCAAAATCAATAACCTAGCAGGGGATATCACCTATGAGGTCAATATGTTTGGTAGGCTTCGGGATATCCTTCATGAACTAGGTGACAAGACTTTAGCAGACCTAGACTTCACAGATTATAATCACACATGGAACAGGACAAGCATTGAAAATTCATGGAACAGAATTGAATGGGTAGATGGTGCTGACAACTATGTCTATCCCTTGGTGGACTACGGCTATTCAGTTGACAATGTCACCTTCCCTATAGGCAATTTCAAGCCTGCTGTATTCATCACGGAAATACTCAAAAGGATATTTGCAGAAGCTAATTTCCAAGTGACAGCGCCAATCTTTGAATCCTTCTACTTTAGGAAGTTGCTACTAGTAACGGCAGAGAAGACTATCACAAAGGAATCTACTACCCTGCTGCATCAAAACCCTAGCTTCTATCAGGAAGAAATCACCTCAGATGTTACATGGTCACACCTACTTGCATTCAGTTCAGTAGAGGCTTCAGGGTTTGACATTACAAATGCAGGGACTAGGTTCACATGGACAAAGGCACAGAGCCTGAATACAGGTTTGACCTTGAATCTAAAGATAGCTTTTGAAGCATTGCAAGCCTACACAGATAATGTGTGGAGGGTTCAGGTTTTAAAGAATGGCACAGAGATACTAGATGATGCAAGGAATGTTTCCTTCATTGCCATAGGTCAGGTATTCACATGGGATGTAGACATTTCAGGAGGCATTGACCTAGCACAGAATGACTACTTTGAAATTCAGCTATCAGGAGAGCCTGTAGGGGGTGGAGGCTTTGGTATTAGTTTACAGACAAAAGTAGTGATAGTGAATATTGGTTCATTCAAGATAGGGAACACAGTACCTGTGGCGGTGGAACTAGAAGAAGGGGATGAAATGCGGATTGAATACACCATGCCAAAAAGCATGAAACAGAGGGACTTTTTGAAGTCAATCATTTCAATGTATAATCTGTATGTAACACAGGACAGGCTTCGGACAAATGTCCTAGAGATTATCCCCTACAATGAATTCTATCAAACCTTCAAAGATGAGGCACTTGATTGGTCAAACAAATTGGATGTTTCACAATCGGTAAGCATCACCCCTTTGAGTGAATTGTCAGCCAAGGAATATAGGCTAGTATTTGACAATGATACTGACTATTGGTCAGAAAGCTACAGGACTAAATTCAATGAAGTCTATGGGGAAAGCAGAACCATCATTGATAATGATTTCATCTTAGATACTAAATCTGTGAAGGTGGTCTTTGCACCTCCTGTCATGCGTGAGCAGGTAGCAGGTCAAATCATGCTTCATCTTTACAAGGTAGAGAATGGGGTCAAAGTACCTGACAACTTCAAGCCTAGGGTGGTTTATTGGAAGCCACAGATAGAATGCCCTACATGGAATATCAGCTATGAGGCAGGGAATATAGCCTATACCAATTATCCCTATGCAGGTCACTTGAATGATCCTATAGAACCTGTGACTGATGAACTATTTGGTACACCTAAAGAAGTCTATTTTTCCATTGCCTTGTATCCATCTAGCAACTTGTATCAGGAATACTACAGGAGTTTAATTGAAGCGATCGGTGACAGGAATAGTAGACTATTGGAAGGGTATTTCTACCTGACTCCTACAGATATTTCAAACCTAGATTTCAGAAAGATAGTCAAGGTAGGTAAGCACTACTTCCAACTTCAGAAGGTGGATAAGTATAATCCGATAGCTAACGGATTAAGCTATGTATCCCTATTCAAAATCCTTGGGAATATTGCACCTGCTGACTTTGATTTCATCCTATTGGAAGATGACAACTATATGCTTCAGGAAAACGGAATAAGTAGATTTTATATTTGATAGATATGGCAGATAAGAGAATAAGTCAGTTAGTAGAAAGGGTAGACATTGCAAATAATGATGTCGTTCCTATAGTAGCAAGCGGTGCGACTACCACAAATAAGGCAACTATTTCAAGCATTCAAACCTTCATGCAGGAGAATCTTGATGTAGGTGTGACCTCTGTAGGTATCACCATAGGCACTTCAGGTACAGATGTAAGTGTGACAGGGTCACCTGTAACTACTTCGGGAAACATCACTATCAACCTACCTACTGCAAGTGCTACCAATCGGGGACTTTTGTCTGCTGCTGATTGGACTACTTTCAATAATAAGGCTGATGCGGGTAGCTATGTAACCCTTAATACTGCCCAAACAATAACGGCACAGAAGACCTTCACTACTAGTGGGAGTACTGATTCAGTTATCATCTCTCATGGGAGTGGAAGTGGTTTTGCTTTGGATGTAATCAAGGCAGGTAGTGGTGAGGCTATCCGAGTGAATAAGACTAGCGGAAGCGGTAATGCCATGACTGTGATAGGCGGTAATTTTGAAGCACCTACAATCGTAAAAACAGGCGGAACATCTAGTCAGTTTTTGAAGGCTGATGGTAGTGTAGATTCTAATACCTACCTAACTACAGGAAGTGCTACTTCTACCTATGTGCCTTATTCAGGTGCTGCTGCTAGTGTTAATCTAGGGGTGTATAGTATCACTGCAAATGCAATAAATTCAGCAGGTTCAGGGTCTACT